TTGCGCTCCCCGCGAGGGATAAGATGCTAGACGTTGTGGCGCGGGAGCCGAAGCCTGAGCCTGGCGGCTTCTGGCTGCCGAATGACTGGAATGAGGCGGCGCTCAAGCTGCCGGGGGTAGAGGATGAGTGAGCCGATTCGGATTGACAACGCCGCCGATTTGCTGGCGTTGGATTATGACGGCAAGATCAAGCTACTGCAACAGGTGGCGGGTGAGATCCTGTCACTCAAGATGGAGTTTGCCACAGTCTCGGGCAGGCACGCAGAGCTGCGGGCGCAATTGATGGTGCTCAAGGAAGTGAAATCAGCGCTGCAGAGCGCGATTAGGGCGGAGGCCAGTGGTTAGCGTTTCGGCGGGCGAAAGACAGAAGGGCGAAACGAGCAAGGCGGTCCAGGCGTGTAATGATTACTTGCGCATGGGTCCTGGTCGTTCATTGCGCGCGCTTGCTAGGAACTACACCGAAACACATCGGAATACATCGCCGACGCAATCTTTGGATACATTGCTTAGATGGTCAGGACGCTATGCTTGGCAGGCGCGCGCTGAGGAATACGATACCGAACTAGAGGCGCGCAAGAACGCTGAGGCCGAAGCCGTGATGAGCGAAGGGCTGGCCTTGCCGTATGAGCGCGTGCGAATGCTCAAGGAAATGGCTGCCGACTTGCAGCCTCTCCAGATTCGCGTGGGGATCAAGCGCGGCGAGGAAATCAAGATCATTGATCCTGCAGTAGTGGCACAACTCAGGGGCACGCTTGACGACCTCGCAAAAGAGACCGGCGGGCGCGTCAAGAAGCAGGAACTAACCGGAAAGGATGGACGGGAGATCGTCTTCCGCATTGGGAAGATTGACTTAGACAAAGACATTTAGCGATTCGCGTGGAGGATAGGTTGGCCGCCGAAGGCCGGGAACCCTACCCGGTTTCCTCCACGCTAGACTTAGGGACATCGGAGGGGGATGATATGAGGCATTACAAGACGAAATGGCGCATTGACGACGATGGACGCGAGTGCTCCAAGTGCGGACAATACAAGAGCTGGGACAACTTCTCAAACAACAAGCACGGAACTCGCGGGAAACAATCGTGGTGCGGTGAATGCTTTAGGGCATATCGCGGTAGCGAGAAACAGAAGGACTATCACATCACAGATGACGGGCGGGAATGTAGTCGCTGTGGCAAGTTCAAGCTGTGGGGCGCATTTCATTGCAGGGCTGATGTATTAACTGGGCATATGTCAGTTTGCAAGGTGTGCATAAAGAAGAAATCACAGACAGACAAGAAACAGGGCACAATTAGAAATGCGGAGCTCATGCGCAAATATGGAATCACGCTAAAACGATACCGCAAGATGCTGGCATTGCAGGGCGGCAAGTGCTTGATATGTGGGTCCGCTGACACCAGGGTGAAAAACGGCGGCACAGAGTTTTCTCTATCTGTCGATCACAACCATGAGACCGGCGAGATTCGTGGGCTTTTGTGCCAGCGGTGCAATGCGATGCTTGGGTTTGCAAGAGATGATGTGTCCATTCTAAGACGAGCCATTCAGTATCTTGGGGGCGAGCTTGCATGAGCTATATTGTTGAACACGGAGAGGGGGGGAAGGAAGTCTATGGTGCCAATCTTGCGATTTTCCAGTATCAAGGACCGGAGGCCATTATACATGGTCCTGCAGAAACCGGAAAAACGTATGCCCTATGCCTGAAGGCCCACCTGTGCGCTTGCAAGTACCGGGGCGCTGCCATTGCGATTGTTAGAAAAACACAAACCAGCACTTATTCAACGATACTGCAGACATACACGAGAAAGATTCTAGGCAAACGCGAGGACTGGCCATGCATTCCATATGGTGGCGAAAACAAGCCGGAGAGATTCATATACCCTAATGATGCAGCTATATGGATCACCGGGCTTGATAAGTCATCCCGCATTCTGAGTTCTGAGTTCGATCTTATCGTGGTATCTCAGGCCGAGGAGCTGACGCTAGGTGACTGGGAGACGATCACCACCCGGACAACTGGACGCGCTGGGCATGTGCCCTACTCGCAGACTATCGGGGACGCCAACCCGGCCTATCCGACACACTGGATGTATCGCCGGGCCAGCCTGCGTCTATTCTACTCAAAGCACGAGGAGAATCCCGAGCTATTCTACCAGTTCCCAGACCCGCGCGCCGGCGAGATCACCGAGCAGGGCAAGCGCACGATGGCGGTGCTGGATGCGCTCACCGGCGTCCGCAAGCAGCGGCTACGCTACGGCAAGGCAGCACAGGCTGAAGGCGCGATTTACACGGAGTATGATGAGGCAATCCACAGAGTCTATGCGAATCAGGCGCCCAAGCGGTACGCGCGCTATGTGGCCGCTGTGGACTGGGGTTATCGGCATGCGGGCGCCATCGGCGTCTTGGGCCTGACCGGCGACGGCGTGATGTACCTGGTGGCCCAGCTCTATCACACAGGCAGGCGTGATGATTGGTGGAAGGATCGGGCTGTAGAGCTGAATGAGGAGTTTGGTATTGAGGCGTTCGCGTGCGATCCGTCACAGCCGGCCTACATCGACAAGTTCAAGGACGCGGGGCTGAATGCCTTTGGCGCCGACAACGCCGTGATACCCGGTATCAACGCAGTTAAGAAGCGGCTGGCAGAGAAGCGCTTGTTTCTTGTGCGCGATTCACTGAGGCAGCCAGACCAGACATTGATAGAGGCGCAGAAGCCGCATCAGATTGAAGATGAACTGCCGGCATATGTTTGGGCGACCAAGGGAAAGGAGATGCCGGTCAAAGAGAATGACGATGGCGTAGATATGCTAAGGTATGCTATAATGCATGTAGACGGTAGACCGAGCACCAAGATAGTCAGAGCATGGGGGCCAGGGAGACGATGAACGAAACACCGCCAGAAGCACCGCCAGAAGCACAAGCAGAGCCGCGCTACAGTCGCCGAGAGCTAGTCACATTCGCAACGCAGATGTCGCGCATGGCGCTTGCCAAGAGCCTCGGGCAGACGACCGCGTATGGTGGCGCCCGCGATTATGACACTGTCCTGGGCTATCCGAAGGACATCGCGTTTGGCGACTACCTGCAGCGCTACGAGCGGCAAGACATCGCCGGGCCGATCGTCGACCTACCAGCACAGGATTCGTACAAGCGCCCGCCGCGTATCATGGACGGCGAAAAGCCAGACACGCCATTCTGCGAGGCGTGGAATGAATTGGAAACGGGGCAACGGGTATGGTCGAAACTATCGCGGGCTGACAAGCTCTCAGGCATTGGCGAGTTCGGCATCCTAGTTATCGGCCTCAAGGACGGCCAGCCGTTGGGGGCGCCGGTAGAAGTCAAGCTTACTGGTCCCGATGACGTGCTCTATCTGCGTCCGTACAGCCAGGGCAAGACTAAGATCACGACCTATGAGGATGATACCCAGAGCAAGCGCTATGGGCTGCCTGTCATCTATGAGATCAAGCCGAAGGACGAAGGCGACTGGGTTAAAATCCACTGGATGCGCGTGTTGCATCTGGCAGAGGACAAGGGCTCATCGGAGATCTTCGGAACGCCACGACTACAGCGGGTCTACAATCGCCTGGATGACCTCATGAAACTAGTCGGTGGCACTGCTGAGGCGACGTGGCTAAATATGCGACCAGGCACGCTGATGACGAACCGCGAGGGCTACGACGTTGGGAAAATGACGGATGCCGATGTCGAGGATCAGATTGAGAGGTACGCCCACGATCCGCTGCGCTTTCTATGGCTACAAGGTGCGGACGCCCAGCAGATCGGCGCGGCTGAGGTCATGGACCCATCAAACCCGTTCAACGTGTGCCTGCAGCTTATATCCGCGGCGTCCGGCATCCCACAGCGCGTGCTCGTAGGAAGCGCACAGGGCGAGCTCGCCGCCGCTGAATGGGACTTCAAACAGTGGGCCGGTGAGATCCGCTACCGGCAGACGAACTACGTGGAGCCGGAGATTGTGCGGCCATTCGTAGATCGGATGATCGAGTTCGGCGTGTTGCCAGAGCCGGCAGATGAATACCACTTCGGCGAGTTGGACAAGGGTGGTACCTGGCATTGGCCACCGCTGATCGACATGACCGAGGGAGAGCTTGCAGAGATCATGCAGCGACGCGCCGGGGCAGTCGCCCAGCTTGCCGGCATCGAAACCGGCGAGCGCATCACCGATGCTGAGATACGTGACCTGATGGGCCTACCGGTTGAGCTAGACGCTGACATCGCGGTGAATGCTGCGGCACGGATTGCGCGCGATAACTACGCGGCTGGCAGTCTGGCGGATGTGGTGTATCGGGAGTATCTGCGGGGCGAACTAGAGACGCTGAAATGAGCGAGCAAACCGACAAAGCGTATCGGAGAGCTATAGTGACCGGCGACTATGCAGGAACGGCAAATGAACCCACCGATCTGGCCGCCAACATCACGCGCGGTCCCGGTTACGCCGCTGAGTACGGGCGCAATATCCGCGGCGCCGTGCGCGCACTCTGGTCCGGCGTCCTGGATTACGATCAATTTTACAACATGATGATCGCCACTGTCCGCTTCGGTCTACCGCGCAACTGGAACGCCGGTGCTGCTGAGTGTGGTATCAAGCCCAGTGAACTGTCGCCCGCCGAACAGAACGCGCTACAGGAAGCGATCTTCTCTGAGATCAATCGTATCAGTGATTTTGCCAATGCCATTGAAGCAGGCAGCAAGGCCAACGGTGGTAAGCAGGGCGTGCAGCTGGCGCGGGCATCGCTGTGGAGCGCGCGTGCCCTGGACATTCAGAACCGCGCCAAGCTGATGGCGTGCGCTGACAAGAAACTCAAGTGGGTGCGGGGGCCGACGTCGGATAGTTGCCGGACGTGCATTGCGATGGATGGCAAAGTCAAGCGCGGCTCATACTGGACAGAGCACGGTCCGCATCCGCAAGATCCGCCGAACGAAACAATCATGTGCCACGGATGGAATTGCCTTTGCAACATGGAACCCACAGACGAGCCATTGTCACGCGGTCCGCTACCGAGATGGCCATGAGGGAGACGTCAATGAACCAACCAGCACCGGCACCCGGGACGGCTGAATTATACGAGGCTTTCAAGATGATGGTCGAACAACAGGAGTCGGACAATGTGCGCCGGCGGGCCATGTTCCTGTCCTGGGTGGATGAGATGGAACGGCATCTTGGCTATGGCGCATCTGGGAACCCACCGCGCACAGCACAGAAAAACAAGTTCTGGCGGGACTCGGGCCAGCCGGACTTATCAAACTATTAGGAGGTAGCATATGGCAGAGCCAAACGTGAATTGGAATGGCGCACTGAAGGGACCGCGCTCACTGGGCAGCGCGTCGCTGGGCACGGAATGGGGCAACATTGGCTCCGCATTCTCTAGCGATGGGGTCCGGTCAATCGCAGTCTTCACGGGGCTGGATGTCGGCAGCTCCAACAACTCCAGGGCTCGCCTGGTTGGCAGGGCCACATCAGCGGGGTCGGCACACCCGCTGCCCCGGCAATGGGGATCCGGCACCGCCACACTGCTAACGCTTGCGGCTGGCGGGCAAGCCTATCAGTATAGCGACGCAGACCAGCGACAAATGCTGGCGTGGGATCTGAGCGGCGCCGTGCCATTTGTGCAGTTGCAGGGCCAAGTTGGCACCGTAGGTACACCGGCGGCTGTGTTGGAGGCGGAAGTATTCACGTCACTGTAGCACTAGATGGGCCTTAACTAAAGGGAGGCAAGAAATGAGCAAGCTCGAATTGCTAGAATTGTCAAATGTTGATGTAGAGACAGTGAGCCGGGGCTTATTGGTCAGGTCTAATGTTTCTGTTGAAGAGGGCACCTATCGCGTCACCCTGACGCCGGTAGAGCCAGAGCCGAAGCCCGAGCCTGTTGCGCCGCCATCCTGGGACGACGCGCCTTACTGAGCACAATGGCTTGCCCAAGACGCGAGCGGGATGTTTCGTTGGTATGTAGATCGCCCAGTACCGGACCTGTGGGGTAGTGGCGGTGCTTGGGACGCGCAAGGCGCGACATCGAATACTTGTCGCTCCATCACAAGGCGCCCGCCAAATCCCAACTGGCGCGA